CGAAACAACTATTGAATCGTCAGTTGACGTTCCAATGAAATCGGATACTACTTTTGAAATAAAACAAGTGCCATATAAGCCGATAGCGCCGCGTACGATTGTGCAAGTGTTACCAATGATTGATAGCCATTGGGCTCTTCACGAGGCAACTACCAACAATTTGTCTCTAGCGATCAAGGCACGCCAATTGAAACACAATGGCTTAGACATTGACGACACTGAGATGAGTATGTTTCGAAAGTTCGTGCGCACCGAATTTTTGAGACGACTTCCGATCCTCGAGGAAGTCAAAACCACTGAAGAATGGTTTGCAACTCGTAAAGACAGATATTCGAAAGGCAAACGCATGCAAGTTTTGTTAGGCCACCAAGAGTTTATTGAAAGCGGTACTGTCCCAAAGACGCGAACGCCGATGATAAAACAGGATTTGGTAAACAAAGCGCCGAATGAGCCAGCGCGTCTGATTAATTTCAGAAATCGTAAGGCATCACCGACGTATGCATGTATTGTAATGTCAATGACCGATGCTGTCAAAGAGCGCTTCAACACTGATGCGGAGTCACCATTTCGTGTGACGAGCGGCAGCAGTATGGAAGGCGTGGCCAAAATGGTTCAAAGCTGTGTACGTAAGTTCCCGCGAGGGTGTTCGTACGGCGAGAATGACTTTAGTATGTATGATACGTCGCAAGGACGCGAGATGATTCTCGCTGAATTGGATATGTATAAATATATGTTACAGAATGTCATGAATGAACCGGGTGTACAAGAGTTCCTCGCCGACGTTGAAATAAACGCTGGTGAATGGCACATGTACAGTAACGAGTTTATGTCCAAAGATGGTGGCATGGTGGCGGCTTCGGTCGTAGCTACGCGCGCATCAGGTGACTGTCAAACAACCAGTGGAAACACTTTATTGGATTTTGCGCTCATGGGATACGGTTACACGTCTATCGCTGGCATTAAATTGGAGGATTTGCATAATATTGTCGTTGTATGCGCTCAAGGAGACGATAGTCTTCATATTGGCGAACACGACATTATTAAGGCTTTTGATACCGAAATTATTGCACGATTAGGCATTAAGTGTAAATTTTCGCACACGCGAGTATTGGAAGACGCCACTTACTTGAGTACGTGGATGTCGGAAATAACGACACGTGATGGCGAATTAGTAATGTATCCGTTTAAACGCATTGGTCGATTGTTTACAAAGACTTCTTTAGCGAAGAAGCCGTTGGAACGGATGACTATACGCGGATTACATGAGGTGGCTTTTCAGAAGTGCTCTGCTTTACAAAACCAAATGGCGTATTTCCCGTC